GCAGTGGCGGTTGCCAGGAAGTCTACGTCAGCAAAGTATTGAGCAGCCTGCTCAGCAGATGCTTTGGCAGGGACTTTCCCAGGACGGGGGCTTAGCTCAGAGTTCTCCTCTTCATCGCTTTTGCTTTCGTCCAGGTCTTGCTCCATGGGTGCCACCTCAGGTCCGAGCACTTCCTCGGCACCTGTGGGTCCGACCACCACGCGTTTAGTGTATGTCTGAGCCTTGGTTTCACTGAGCGTGGGGGGTTTGAGGTAGTCGGCCAACTGCTTCGGTTGATCGAGCCACTTTTGGAAAGCGGCGAAGTCGAAGCAATATGGTGCCAGCGAAGTTTCTGCGATGTGGTTAAACTCATCGCAGAATTCATTGGGATACTGCACTTCCAGTGGGATGTCAGAACCCCACCTCCGCATGGCCCTAGTTGCCTCGGTCATTTCGACCTCGGCACCATGTGCCGCCAAGACGGCCTTGCAGAAAGGCCCTATGACGGGTGTGTTGCCATCGGTTAGTGCGTACGCGCGGCACTTTTCCAGCAGTTTCTCCACTTCTGTGACGCCTTGCAACGTCACGGTGGTGTGGAACTTCGATAATTGCCTGGGGAGATCACACATAGAATTGGGATCACCCCACCAAACGGTGGACATGTATTTACGTCCAAGAAATTCCACACCAGCCTGCCCCTTGTTCACCCTGAGTGCCTTCAGAATGAAACCCATCTTGTTGGCAGCGGCTTCTAGCATTGCAACTTCGATGTCACCAGTGACACCGTCGTCGCCTGCGAACTGCGCCTTCTCGGTGATGTTCTCCCATGCCTCATCAGCTTGGACGTACGTACGGTGGGGCCCGTGCTGGCTGACGACGGTCATGCGCCATGCCAGGTACGCCACGAAGGCATTGAGAAATAGGTTCCATATTGCGGTTCCCATCTCACCGGAAATGCGTGCGAAGTCAGCGTCATACTTGGTGCCTTTGGAGCAACGGACCTTCTGATTGTACTGCGTCTTATGGAGTTTCTCCAAAATGGTCAGGTACTCTGGTCCGAATGCGTGGATGAGCATCTTCCATTCGAAAAGACGAGCCACAGCCGTGACCGTCGCGTCAAACCGGGTGTAGTCAGTATTGACCACGTGCTCCGATTTGTCACAAACACTGGCTATGCCGGAAGCGACCTCAACTGGAGGTTTGCCAAATCCGTAGAATGGTAGTTGCTTTGCTGCTCCGTACAATGCGTACATGAAGCAGGCAATGTGCATCTTGGTGTTACCATCAAACGTACCAATTAGGCGTGGGTCGCCGGCCTTTTGAGAGGCCTCTTTCTTCACGAATGCCGTTACGAAACCTCGGGGAGGTTCCACTTCCCCACGGTCAAGAATTTGCCGTTGGGAGGCACGCTTCTGGCGTTCACGCACTTGCTCAAGGGTGAGTGGAACTAAGGACCCTTTCGGGATAGCTCTCTCAATGAACTCCTGCATGCAATCCATCAGGAAGTACTCATACTTCTGGGCACTGGGTGGGCGCTTGTAGTCGTTAACCCTCGACTTAACTGCATGTTCCTCGTTGCCCTTGCTCTGTAGTGGTGCGTGAGCACCGTTCACGAGCGGGCCCATGAAAGGAACTAAGCTAGCCTTATCCTCAGGGTTGTACTTAGCGGGTTGGTGGTCGAAACTGATCACACCGTTTGCCACTGGGAAAACGGTTTCTACCTCACCAGGTTTCTCTCTGGTGGTGGCACGTAGCCAAGCTA